ACTGGGGTTTGACGATGGGAGACTTATAAGCACCTAAGAGCACTATACCCGGCACACTCCCACTGTCAAATTCTATTTAATATGTTTCCAAGTGTGTCTTTCCTTTATGTGTCTTATAGTTGTGGAGGTGACACTGTAATCTTGTGCTATTGCTTTGTGTGTTCTCGTGTCAGCTCTTATTTGTTTCACTTGTACTTTATTAATTTTTGCTGTGTGTACTTGTTCACCTTTGCAATTTCTCTGTTTACTCGTCATGTCGTCAACATTATCTTGGTGTGTTCCCTCAAATAGATGTGCCGGATTAACACATATTCTGTTATCACACGTGTGGCAGACAAGGATGTTAATTGGTAATTGGCGATCATGAACTTGTTCGTATACAAATCTGTGTGCCCTTTTTTGGTATGGCCGGCCATTTATTTTCGTGCCCAACAGTCCATACCCATCGCGATCAGGCGTTCCTGTCCACTCCCAACAACTTGTTGTGGGATCTACACGGACCTTTCTGGCTATGCCCGGTGACAGCATGTGATCTGGTCTAGTCAATTACGGAATGACCTCTGCCCTCTAGGCATCGTTGCACACGTGTCTTGTATTTCAATTCTCTTGCTGGTATGATGCCCAACGTTGCATAATGCATATATTGACCCCATCCAAAATTCAACGTATCGTATGTTCTGAATGTGTTCTTGTCAGCGAACTGTTGGCATAACATAATATCGTTTGTTATTTTCTTGGCTTGATCAGTAGGATAAGTGCCTGATCTGCCCATTGTGTCTATCTTGGGATTGTAAGCACAGTTGGCCAATAAGACCATTGCACCTATCATTGTTATCTGTTTTAGTTTGTTCATGTTGTCTCTCCTTGCATTTGTTTGTTTACAACAGTGCCTCTAATGGATATTGGCATATGTTTCGAAGCACTGTATGTCTTTATTATAACATGTATTTACTATGCTGTCAACTCTTTGTGGTAAAGTTAATAGTACCTGTGATATTGATTCAACAACCCACCTAAACATCGGGTTTACAGCTACACACACGTGTTCTAAGGTGTCGCGACTGCTTTTCTTTAGCACTGCTCACTTTTTCATTGACACAGCAACAAGATCCATATATAAAAGTAAGACACAGGCAATTACAGGCAACAATAAAATTTCCCCATAGGCAAAATAGCATCCTCGATGAATACCAAGAGAAGTTGAACACACCCTTTGATTGTGTAGGTTTGATGCAACCAAAACTGTTAGGCAAGGACAGTATAAAAAAATAGGCAGTTATGCTGATCGTTTTTGTGAAGACTATATGGCGATCAGGCTTTGTAGACTATGACTATAAGTCAACCACGGTTCACCTGGTGTATGCAATGATGGAAGTCGGACATTGTCAAGAACAGACAAGCACGTAGGATACGAAAACCCTCTACGTTGAAAAGTTGGATGTAGTGAACCTTCGTGTTGAAGTTTCTTTTGGTATTTTGCTAAAAGTCTTCAACGGCCGGAAGGCAGAGAAGAGAAGAAGACAATAGGCGTTAGCCTATTGTGAGTGAGTGCCAACTCGCTCCTATACAACCACATACAATCACTTTTAAATAATACCCTTTTACCAACATTCCTTTAAATATGTTTGAATGGATAATACAAAATTTAGAGAGATCGTTGAGAGTTTAGGTGGTTCATATCAGTTTGCTAAAGTAGGCAGTAAGGGTGGCACGACAAGAAGCAAACAGCAAAATATTATGTGGAAGAAAAGACCTCATGGTCCACGTTGTTCTCAATACAATCATGACTGCGATAGGCCGAAGACACACGCCTTAAGACAGGACTTCATACAGAACAAGTGCTCCTACTGTTCAAGGTCAGATCCACCAACCATATGGGATCACAAAAGATTACAAGGTAAGAACGAGCCACGATAAATAATTTTGGAAGTAATTCTTTGAGATGGTTTTCTAACTTGTTGTTGCCATATGACTGTAAACGACCATTTCTACCCCTTGAATTACTTCCACACTCCTGCAGAGGGGTCAGTGAGCACATTACCAAACAGCACCAATCAATTAAATATCAGTGGTTTTATATCTTCTCGATATCATGACCACGTGGGGCATAAGTTCGCTTGTGCTCCGCACTCACGTAAATATTTCATATGAACATAGTTTGGTTTAATGGTCCTTCCTCAAAAGCTCTGCATTCAATTCCTCCACAGGAAACAGAGATAGGTTGCAACTTCATAGAACAGCATAGAGCAGTACACCATGTGTGTGCCTATGACCAAGAGGTTATCAAACGCATAACCCCACGCGATCAGGTGCGATATTGGACACGAGGGCATATGGTCACCGACCTGTTCCATCTGATGCCCAGTAAGATCACCTACAGTTGCTCCGGCACCATGGCGGTGCGATTGGCGGTGCACCTAGGTGCCCAACACATATACGTGATAGGGTGTGATTGGGAACACACCAAGGCCAGCGTGTTTGATCAAGAATACACATGGAGATCACAGCCCCCGAGAAAATTCACCAACGCCAGGCGAGGAACCTTGGAAAAAACCAGCCAGGAAGTGTCTCTCACAATCGTAGGTGATCGCAAGGTACCCTATGCGGGTGTTGACAATATTAAACCGGGTGATTTCTTAAAATTGATTAACTGCTAGGTACTTCGGAGTTGTCATCGAAGTAACGCCACACGCCACCTGAGTAGTACGCGGGTTTGGTCACTGTACTGTCCCCATCACTCATCATTGCAATCATGCCGTCCTGCTTTGCCGCCACTGCGTACGCCGCTGATCGTGTAATTGGACTGAGCTTGATTATGTCCTCCACCACCACCACGCCCGTTGAGGGGTCCAGTGTGAGGTCGGTGCTTGAAGCTGAATTGATTTCGTTGGGCATCTGTGCGGAAGGTATCTTGGTTGCTCCATCCAAGGATGCAACACCGTTGACGGCGCCCCTGCCATTGATGACATTTTGTAATTCTAATAGTGCGTTGTATAGTTCGACTCTGGCCTCCGCCGGTGAATCAAGAGCACTGTCTAATTTTGTTGTTGTTACGTTTCCTGCTGTGGCCCAAGCCATAATGTGTTCTCCTTGTTTATCTCAATATTTATTGTAGTTCCCAGTTGCCTGCGTCAAAATCCGTGTTGAAAGTTTTCGAACTGGTGTGTGTCACTAGACACTTGTATCTCTTGCCGGCGTGTAACCTGTACAAGTCCTTGGTCTGCGTGGTCTGTTCCACCCATGGAGCTATGTCTCCAGTGTTGTATGGTCCAGTAGCCGAGCTCGTGTCCTCTTGTATGTATGGTAAAGAATAATTTTGTGCGGCGTCGGCCCCAACCATTAATGCGTTGTTGTCCTTGCCCGTTATAATTGTCTCACCAGATCCGCTGTAACCTATCATAGGTATGCCCTTGATATCTATCTCCACCGTCGGGTCTGGAACAGTGTTGCTCTCGGCCACTTGGTAGTGGATGTAATGTCTGCTCCTGTGCATGATGGGTGCCGAATTTAAATTAGTCAAGTTAAAAGATCCAATAGTACCCGTGATTGTTCTACCGGGTTGCAGTCCCCCACCGTAGAACAGTTTGGCTGGCACGTTGTCCTGCGTCGCTGACGCATTGTTCTCAAACCATATCGTGTATGTGGCCCTCGTCATCTCTCCCGTCCCGGCGTGTACAACGTCAGGTAACCAAACTTTCAAAGCAATAGAGTGCAAGACCTGGTTCTGTGCGTCTTGTGTTTGCCCACTGCCATATCCTACTGATATAGACACCGTGCTACTAGATGAAGCAGTGTGTGTGGTCCCGTTATAATCGTAGGCTTGTGATCCCCAAGCGTTGTAACCAGTGTTGAAAGGTTGTGCGTTTGCTGATCCCTCACCATTCAGTATGTACTGGTATTCGATGTTGCTAGGGACACTGCTGTCCGCCGTCTCTATGTTAGTGACTGTGAATTTTAATGTGCCGGTGAATTTTGTGTCTATGTCTAGATAGACCGGTGCACCCTCCTCGCCAATGCTGTTTGATACGAAACCGCTACTTGCACTGTTGATCACTATCGGGTCTGCCGCCGATCCCGCAGGTGTGCTCTTGACGTCGACACGATTGCTGAATGTTGCGATGTCGCCCCTGTACAACCATGACTGCTTGTTTGGCAGGTTGAGCAACGGCTTGTCGGTGTCCATAGATCTTGCTATTAAATTTGACTGAGAAATTGATAGGTCATTGCCTTCTGCAAAGTCAGTGTGATCTAGAATGCTCGCATTATTTCCACTGGTGATCGAATAAAATGAAGTGAACGGTTGTTTGTAATGTGCTATATGCCTGTTCCGATGTTGTATCCAGTTGCCCAACGTTGTTGTTCTCTGTAGGTAGCCAAACCTGAAATCCGCAGTGGCACCATTGCCAAGGAGCACCGGATTGGCCCTTGCAAGGTCGTGGAACAATATCACAACAGTGTCGCTGACCACTTGCACGTATTTCTTTCCAGCCAATGCCATATAATCACGGCTGAATGAAAGGCTGTGTTTTTTCAAATAGCCACTGTAATTACCCTGGTGGTTGAGGTGTTGTCCCGGCCTCACAAATACTTGGTCGCCTGTGGATAGGTTGTGGTTGTCCCTGCACACTACTTCCGCCTGTGCAACGCTGTTTGTGCCAATTTCATTTATGTGTACAACGGCCTCGTTGTATCTGAAGTCAGTGTCGTACAATCCCGTTGATGACACGTCGATGCTAGGTTGGCCAGCTGAATATATGCCGCCTTCTTGAACTGTGGCTCCTGCATATGCAGTGGTGTCCCAATATGGCATCCCCATCACATGTGAATCGTCCTGCGAGTTCTGTATCATGCTCTCTGTAATGAAATCCCTGCCCAATCTGACCGTACCACGGACGATACCCCTGGGTCTGAACCCCTGGTTGTATTTTGCCTTCGCACTGGTGGTGTCGACTTTTGTGGTGTCCAGCATGCTGACGGACTCCGTTTTTTCCTCTTCAGGCAGATAGCCTTTTGATGGTATGATGAACTGCTGGCTCATAGTAGTGAACTCTTGTATTTTTGCTTGGTTGTTAGTGCCATTAAAAAGTTCGTTAACCGAATTCCCACAAACAAAATTAATGTTTCCGCCCTGTCCATGCATGGTCGCTCCATAACTGTCCTGTCCTCCCCAGTATGGTAGGTTCTGGCTAGTGCCGAACACTGTAGCACCCGCGTTGAACGGGTACACAAAACCGTCAGTGGTCTGGATCTGAACGTTACGATATCCTTTTATGGGTACGTTGAAATCTATTGTGCTGGTGGTGGCATCGATGTTGATCGCCGGTGCTACGAACCAACGTGTGTAGTCTTCCCATGTAGATGGAATTTTCTTTAGTTGTCGTGGTTTCAAGTTGCTGTTACTTGCGATTGGAAGATAGATCAACGTGTCGATGTCCCAATTATCAGTGACGTTGTTATTTGCGTTGTCTGACGGGTTCTCTTGTGCCGCCTCTATCAGATAGTTCTGTGAACTGCTGGATAGTGTGTCACTAGTGTATTCGTCCTTCCTAATCCTTAACTCTGTTATCCTCGCACTCAACAACTGGTAGTCGCCAGTGCTGTTACCACCAACTACAAGGTCAGCAGTGTCTGTTAATATGCCCGCGCTGTTAATGGTGTGAGTGACCCCTTGTACGTCATTCTTAAAAATCTTTATAGTAGTACCGTCAAACGTGATCTTGATCTTTTCCACTTGGTCATTGAACAATTTTAACAGAGCGTGTGTGAAACTTGTGGCCCCTGTGCTAGTCTTGTATTTGAAATTTATTTGGTTGTCACTGTCAACGAACACTGCCCAATTCTGTGTCGTGCTTGAATCACCCTCGCCCTGGGCTATCACCCATCCTATGTTTGCCGTTTGATAATTCGTGGTTGACGAGCCATCGGTTAATATGTTTATACCAAACTCAATAGTCCAAGCTGATCTGTCATGTAATTTTAAACTGTTGGTGTAATCGACCTTAACGTAGGCAGTGCTTGAGGCACTAAAGTTTAAACCCGTGCTGTTCACGGTCGGGCTGTTCATGGCAGTGATTGTGTGGTAGTGGTTGGCTCCATCACCAAGGTCATCCCAACGACAGTAATCTGTTGGGTAGATGATGTTGTCTATCGTGTCTTTCCAACCTGATGTTATCGCCATTACAATTCTCCCTCCCCGGTGTTACCGGCGTCGTTTGTTGTGGTACCTGCCACGGCACCTCCTGAACTAAGTGATGCCTGCTGACTCCAGAAATCTGATTCCCATGGTATGATCGTGTTATTTAATGGTGTATCATACGTGGGTGTGTTGTTTCCCGTGACCAGCGTCTTACTGCTGAGTGCACCTGACGGTGTCTTAGTCCTAACACCAATAATGATGTTTGCTCCAGGTGGTATCTCGTCAGCCCTTATCTTGTAAGAAAGACTTGACGTCTCCCCAAGTATACGTGTGCCAAAGGTTTGGTTGTTCTGTCCAACGGCCTCGATCGAGATCTGGTATGTGTTTGTGCCAGCTGTCTTGCTGGGGTCACGCCATGAAATAACTATGTCGGTGGTGTTTAACGAAAGATCAAAGAAGTCATCCTCACGCTTTACTTTGCTAACACTTAATTGTGTGGGTGATTGTATGCTCACTGGTTGTCTTTGCACAACAGGTTGTCTTTCCCTGGCTAATTTCCTTATCCTGTCGAATAAACTGTCAACCTCAAAATCGTAGTTGTCTGGTATGTGCCTTATGCCACTGAGCTCTATCTGTCCACTCTCCGTGATCAAGAAGTCTGTTACCCTGTACAGGTTATCAATGTTGGCCAACGAACTGTTGACACGTATTATGTCGCCAGGCACGATGTTTGTCGCCGAGTCGTTGGTGACGAATGATATTGTCTCCCTGTTCCTGCTCTTGTTCAAGGTGACCTTTGCGTATATCAATGCGTCCAACGGTGTGAATATGCCGGTGTTAGTGATCTCCGCCGTTAATTTCTGTCCGTTGTCCTCTTCAAGATACGTTCCTGACAAGAGGCTACCATCATCGGGATAGATCTGACTGTTGCTTTTTGATTTGTCTGCGAGGTCTGGGTAGTTTAATTTTATTTGGTTGAAAGTGTTTTCCAGCGCCGCACCTTTTATCGATATCGAACCAACCAAGTTGTCATCCGTGAACGTTCGTGCCCCTGCATCACAGGCTGTCTTGAGATCGCCCACCGTGGGTATGACGTAACTGTTCTCCTCGTCGCCCGCGTTCTCCATTAATAAGTGATACTTCCCACCCCTGTACGTCAGTATGGCACCCATGCTACGCAACATCAAGTTGATGTTTTCAAGGTATGACCTGTCTGGGTATATTTTAAATTGTCTGTTGTAAGGATTGTTAGCGAACTCAATAGCCCCACTGGAATTATATGGTGTGTAACTCTGCTCGTCGGTGTCGCTTGGTGTTAACAGGTTCCTAGTGACGTTGTATATGATGCCGTCTACCTGTTCCAACAACGATCCCGAAGGTGCTACGTATGGATTCAACAGCTTGTAGAGGAGTCCCATCAATCCGGTCAATCCGGTTTTGGTACCGTAATTTTTGTATACACGTGGAACTTTCGCGGCCCGGACCCAACTGTCCTTGTCAAACTGTGCCAGCGGTATGCCGGCGCCGTAGTGTGAATTCATCATGAAATCCAACAAGTGTAACACTGGATTCGTTGTAGGTGAGTAACCCGCCGCATAATTGTTGTGTGTGCCCTGGTGTTGGTAACCGCTGGCGAAAACTGTGTCCCACTGGTCAACTGCCAATGTGTCGGCCGCTTGTGGCCTAGACACGATGTCGGGTATGTTACGCCCATCAACCATTAATTTTATTTGTGGCAGGCCATTGTATGAATTTTTATATTGCACCTTTAATTGATCGCCGAATGATTCATTGTACAGATGGAATTGGAAAACACCATATCGTATACCTGGTAATCTTTCATTCCACGTGGAATCTGCCTGTTGTGCCAAGGAACTAACAGGCTGTGAATCACTGCCATCAAAAAACTGCGCCTTGAAACGTGCCGCGTACCTCCCGAAGGACGGGGCGTACACCATAGGTTGCCTGCCATCAAATCCACCAGCGAGTGGAAAATTACCATCTGGGTTTGGCTGGAACTGTATTTGTGCGGCGGACAAGTTTGATCCGCTGTTGTACATGGTAGTGACTGGCCGAATACTGGTATCGTTGTTTAGGTATGGATATCCAGTCGCGTCCAATTGATCGAATGGTGACGAGGTGTAAGCAGTAGTGGCATACAGTGCTCCAACTGACTCGTTGTCTATCTCGATGTTGAAAACCCATGATCCGGTCGAAAGGGTCTGACTCAAGCCCGTGCTTATGGCCCCCACAACTGTTAAGAATTCGTTGTTTGGCCCCCACGTCTTGATGTGTACGGGAATCACGGTGCAGTCTACCTTACGTCCGTATATCACCGGTATGGGTGAGTTTGAAGAATTGTAGTTTATAGTGAGTGATTGGTTGACGTCCGCACTGGAGTCTGGGAAGTCGATATCTGGTATACCAAAACCACCGGTGAACGCACCAGTGACCACATTCATTATCGCCTTGCCCGTATCGGTAACGAAATCAAACGCCGTGTCAACTACGCTCTTGAAAGGTTTGAGTATTTTCTTAAAAAATCCCATCTTATGTTATACCCCAATTAAGTCCGTTGAGATCTATCTGTGCAAACTTCATGCTTGTGTCTCCGGGATATTTTATCTGGTGGCTGGTTGTGGTAGTGTAACCGTAAAGGCTTTTCTTTTCAAATGCCGCGAACACCGTACCGCATTGTAATGATAGCGTGCCCGCCTTTTTGCTTAGATTGTAACTGAAACTGCTGACTGATCCTTCGAACACCAAGTAAACCCTTTCGTTTATGCCCACGCTATCTTGGTGCGTGGCTAGGTCACCGCCACTGCCGATTATAATAGCCTTGTGTATTTTCACTTTCGCACCTACGAATTTGCTGTTCAGTATGTCCGCGGTCAGTGTTGGATCTATGCCCGTGAATAATAGTTCAAACTGGTCATTAACCGCTGTGCTGGATTCCTGCACTGGGCTGTGTCCTATAAAACCATAGTCTGCTTTAAATGTTATTGAATCGAAATCTAGGTCATACTCGTTGTTTGTGAAATAAAGATCGTTAGCAATACGTTGGTTGTTGGTCGAGTTAATCAACCTCCCACCGTCGGCCGCGTTTATCCTCACGAGGTCAACAACTTTCTTGCTCTCCGCGGCAAGATTAGTCCTTAATGTTTCTTGCAAACCCCTTGACACTATAGGCTCTCCCTTATATCTATCTCGTATTCAAACAAGTTGTTAATACCTGTTTTAAAACTCTGCACGTCATTGTTGAGTCGCACCATTAATGGCACACTCTCTGTAATGATCTTGTGTGCGCTCGTTAATGCCACGTTTAACGCTGGGAATATGTTTAACTGCTTTGTAACACCAGACACTAGTGTGGCGTCGGCAGTTAAGATATAAACTTTATCATGGTTAGTAAACTTGATTAGATCGCCTGCCTTCACTGTTCCTGCACCCGATGGTGTGGCGGTGACCTGTGTTGATCCCACCGCGTAGTTTGTTGCTATCGGCAGGTTGTTATCTGAGCTGTTGCTGAACGTGCCTTTGGTTGAATTGATCTCTGGTGGCACTAAAGTGAATGAGTCAAATGTCCCTTTCTGTTGTACAAGGAACGCCCATATGGAATCGAAATCACCACGCGTGAGTGGTATTGACTGTAACGTCAGACTCCAATAATGACCCCCTATGTCTTTTGAAAATATCTTGTTGGTCATTGTCTCTGTGGTAACAATATTGTTGTTACTTTGCCAATTCATTGTTTTAAAATTAGTTGTTGGGAATGTTCCTGACATTATGCAAATCTCCTTCCTTGCCTATTCATGGCATCGTTTATTATGTTTGTAATCAATCCACGTCTCTGAACTAGCATACTGTCAAAGCTCGAAGCGTCTGTGGCCGTGATGTTGAAGTTAACGTTAGTGTCTCCCATCCTACTGCCCATTGTCTCGTTGGACACAACCGTGCCTGCTGAGTTAGGTACGAACAACTCTGGTCCTCTTTCTCCAACTAGGAATGCGTTTCCTCCACCAACTGATCCGCCACCTGCCCTGGCACCACCAAATCCTATCTTGCCACCATTGGCATATCCAACAGTACCACCGTCAGCGGCACCACCACCGATCAGCATCAAGAATAATTTTAATCCTATGCTCTTCTGTAGTTCTTTGTTTAATCTTTTCTGTGCGTTAACTTGTTTGTTTACCCCACTGACCATGTCTACTCCAAATATCGTGGCTATCTTTTCTAACAGAGGTCCAACCACAAGCAATCTTATTATGCCACCAACTAGATCTCTTATGATAGCTTTTCCTATCTGTCCAAGTGCTTCTTGCAAGGTCTTGGTTCCCATAACAACGTCAGTCAATGCTGATTCAGTTGTTTTAGCAAAAGTAAGTGTCATGTTGGTTAGTGTGTCTGTCATAATCGTGGCTGTGCTGTAATCCTTCAACATTTCTACAAGGTTTTCTCTGTAATTTCTTAACGCCTTGTTGGCAGTTCTAGTTGCTTCAGAAGTCTTTTTATAACCTCTGTTCATCATGGCAGTTTCTCTGTTTACTGCCGCGGCTTCATCTGCTATTTTTTTAAGGTTTTCGGCTTGTATCTCAGCTACTGTGGCCCCATCCTCTGCATAATCACCTAGTGCATTATTATAGTTTGCTTGTTGTTCTGCCACTTCTGCCAATGTAGGACCTAGTTTATCAAACTCATCTCCCATATCACCAATCATTGCGATAGGTATGTTAGTGAAGTCTCTTAGGTGTTGATCGAGTCGTAACAGTTCATCGTCCGGACCTACTAATGCTTCGTGTAAGTCATCCAACTCCCTTTCACCATCACTTAAGAATTCAATTAGTTTCTCACCACCAAGAACAATACTGCCCAAGGCCTTGGCAAAACCAATGAATAGATTAACAACACCTTTAAGTACACTGCCTCCCAATCTACCCAGTGCGGCTATCAATTCTTCGTTGTCTTCAATGAATGTTGTAAGGTCTGCTATTACGTCTTTAAGTGCCGGTGACAGCCCCACACCAAACTCGTTGGCTGAATTCTTCAATGCTATGTTTAAGTTAGAAAACTGTGTGGATAAGTTATCAACAACTTTGGCTGTGGCACCACCAAAGTCTGCTCTTAACCCTTTGGATAATGCATTTAAAATCTTTTTAGATCCTTCTGCTGTCTTACCAACGTTGGATATTTCTAATCTTGCAAGGCCCAGTTGTTCTTCTAGTATTCTGAATACCGGAACTCCTCTGTCTGCTAGTCTGTTAAGTTCTTCAAGACCCAGTCCACCTGAAGTGGTTCTAGCAAATAGATCAGTTATGGCTTGTAATGAACCAAGTTGGTCCGTTGTTACTGCCGCTGTGTCTGTGAATAGTGTTAATAAGTCCTGTGTGGGTTCAATGCCTGACGCTTTCAATTTGATGAAAGTGGTTGTAAGGTCTTCAACACCAAACTGTGTCTGTGTGGCAAATTTGCTTACGAAGTCAAACGCTTCACCACCTGCCTGTGCCGAACCTGTAACAGAAGCCAATGCATCATTTAAATCTTCAAACCTTGCAGTGGTATCAATTATGGACTTACCAATCCTTGCCGCGAAGACCGCCGCCAAGGCTATACCGGCACCTTTAAGTGCCGTGCTTAATTTGAAACTGCTGGCTTGTATCTTTTTGAGACTGGAGTTGACGTTACCTAACGCCCGTTGGTTCTTGATCGCAATTTCGATCAATAATCTTTGTTTTGCATCGGCCATTATCTACGTCTCCTTGTTGGCATTGGTGCCGGTTGTTTACCCATAGTTTTCTTACCATCGTTATGTTCAAACAAAAAATAACCGGCCCACAACTGTAACTCTAATGTCGTCATCTGTAATATTTCATCGACAGACTTTTTTAATCTGTCTGCCAGTATCATTACAAACTTTAACTCAACATTAGACTCTATTCCTTTGAGGCAGTCTCCTGATCAACATTAAGTTTTGCGTTATTGATAGCACCACCAACTTTTACGATAACCATTGGGTCTGCTTCATTCATCAACTTAATCCTGTCAGCATCATGGAATATTCTCTTGCCATCTTTGTCCCTGGCTTTAACGATTATACTCTCCACTAGTGCTTCAACAGTCTTTCCTTCAGTTTGTAGTTGAAGGATCTTGGCCTCATCCTTTAAAGGGTATGTTGTCCTGCAATAAATGTCAGTGTCCCATTCCTCCACGTGGATCTTTTGCAAATCACCAGCAATCGCTGACTGATAGTGTTTCGCTATTTTGTCTGTTATACTCATTTTATATCTCCTCTATTTCGCTATGTTTCTTATTGTTGGTCCGACGACACCATTTGGGGCCTGTCCACTCTTGCCATGTTCAAGTGCGTGTCCATATGATTGTGAGTTTGAAATCTTGTATCGATTCTTGCTCCCACTCATACGCCAGCTTCTCTTGAACAGTCCAGAACGAACCGGTGATCTCTGTCTGACCCCTTTAAGCACATCCTCACTAGTTGTTTTCGAAATCATATTGATAGATTTCTCCAAGGCCTTTGTGAGCGAACTTGCATTAAAGGTAACCCT